TATGCTATTAGAGTTCAACACCCCTCCGCAAGAAAGTTGGTAAAATGAAAGACGGAACTTATCTAAAAACTGAAGCTGGCTTTACCCCTATTGTTGCCACTACTGGCTATTGGGTTGCCGTTGAAGAAACGGAATTGGGCTTGATAGCAGTTGGAGAAACTTTTGGAGCGTGGACAGACTCAGACGGAAAACTATGGGTTGATAAAACAGTTCGACTATCGGACTTGACCAATGCCCTATTGCTTGGAAAAACATTTAGCCAAAAGGCTATCTATGATGTCGCAAACAAAAAAGAAATGGAAGTTGTATAATGCCAAAGTATGATGTAGCAGTTCAGCTAACAGGCAATGACGGAAATGCGTTCGCTATAATGGGAGCAGTGAAGTCTGCCCTCAAAAAAGCGGGAGCAAGTGGAGAAGAAGTGAGCCAGTATGTATCAGATAGTATGTCTGGTGACTATGACAACCTATTGCGAACTGCAATGGAATGGGTGGAGGTAAGCTAATGGGAATGATGACAGCTAGAGAATTGCAAGAACAGGGCATGAGCCTAGAGAATCAAATAGCTATTCACTTTAGTAGTAATTGCTATCCTCCAATTCCGCATCAAATGATTCCTACAGCAGTTGAGGCTATTCATGCTTATCATGATGAGGAATTAGACAAGCTAATACCGTTGCCTGAAGGCGTAAGCTTTAGGGGTAATACCGAGGTGTCTGCCAGGAACATAATCAATTCATACTACTTAGGTGCATGGTGTGAGTCCGACATAGAAGACGAGGAAGACTAATGGAAATTGTATTTATACTAGCAGCAATGTTTTTTGTTCCGCTCATCATGTTTGCTATCGGAGCTAGCCAGTTTGCAAAGGCGGCTCAGACTTTCAAAGAAGTCAAGCAACAGTGGAAAAAATAAACAGCACGGCCCCTCGGGGGGCGCCCCAGGTAACAGATCCATAACAAGTTTAAGAAGATTAGAAAAAAGGCCCCAAAATGTCTGTGCCCAGTGCTATAGTATTAGTAATCAGAAAAGGATAATAAATGTTAGAGACTTACATCAAGAACTATGAGGAACTACTAAACAAGGCTACCCTGGGGCAGGTTGAGCAGGCAGCTATTTGGTATGTTGACGCTGAGCGTATTGCTGAAAAGGTTGCAATCAATCTTGGAACTACCCTCGAGGTTGGGGCTAGTGTTGTCTCATCGTTCTCCCCTCGTGAGCGTTGGTCCATCAACGTTGCTAGGGCTATAGCATTCTCACTAGGGCAAGAGGTTAGGTGCCTAAAGAATAACATTCGTATGGCTGAGAACTCTATCACTGACGGATTCAAAGCCCTAAAGGGGCTAAAGACTAATGCATTCGCTAAGGCTATTGCAGGCGACCAGCAGGCAGTTGTTATTGACGTCTGGATGATGAAGGCAGTTGGCAGTGAAAAGTCTGGACCTAACCAAACCGAATACCACGCAATGAGCGAGGCAGTGAGAATTATAGCGGACAAGCACGGTCTAACCCCAAGAACTACTCAGGCAATTATCTGGATAGTGAAGAGGGGCTCCTCCCAATAAATTTCAGTAGGGGTACTGACGTCCTGGCCATGACGTAAAACTGGCCACATAAAAGGTGCGCCCGCCGAGACCCCGTTGTCAATTTACGATACTTACAAAAAAATCGTGGAAAGTTTGTAGGTGTTTACGATAGACAAAGCACCCTCTATGCCTCATAATAGATACATCAAGCAAATACACGGCAAGTCATAGACAAAGTTGTTATCATTTTGTTACACAAATGCTATTGACAAAGACCCTGTTTCGTGAGATAATTGACTATCAACAAATCGTTGGTAAGAACCAAAATAGTCCCTCTGGGGCGGAACGGAAGCAAATGACCGAAATTACTGTTGGCTCACAGTTCACCACCGCAAAGTCTGGCGTTACAGGCGTTGTTCAGGAAATCATCAAGAACGCAAATGGCACAAGCCGAGTTCGTCTAGATGTTGCTGGACAAGAGCGTTGGACTACTGTAAAGTAGTATCATTAGACTTGGGGGGATAGAGTTATTATCCTTTCGCTATCTTCCCCAATAAAATAACTAAACATAGGGGTGGTGTAGGACTACATAAGAGCAATAAGATAGAGTCCTTATACGACTATTGCCACCACCCCATAAAATGTCATACCCCCTCTGTATAATAATTAGATAAACAACAAATGAAAGTAGGATTTCAAATGGCTAGAGCAATTTCAGTAAAGATTCCAACAGCTCTCCTAATCGCAGAAATTGAAGCAAAGATTGCAAGCATTGACGCATCAGTTGAAAGCTATGCAGATGACTTGAAAGAGTATGAAGTAGCAAAAGAAAAGTATCGCATAGACCTAGCTGTTGCAATTAGCAAAGTTATGTTGAATAAAGATACCATTAGCTATGAGTATGACGCTCCAATTCGTGTTGTTACCTATGGAGATAATCGTATTCAGATTGAGTTCAAGCCAAGTGCGGTAGCTGGATTGCCTGAACTGCCACAACAGCCACAAGAGCCTAACCGCAGAACTTGGTATGGTCGTGACTACTACTCTCCAAAAGAGATGCTAGAGAAAAACCTCAAGGTATTGCGAATGACTACCCAAGAGGAAGTATCTGGCTCAACCTATGGGGCGTTGATAGAGTTCCTATAAACCTGCAAAGGTTTAGGGAAAATGACCTGAGTATGTCTAGGTAAACTGCTCTCGACCCTAATGCAATAATTCGGGAATAGATACTTGCTAGTAGATGTAACGGAAACTAGATAGAGTTTGGTGGTGGCAGAAGAAACCACAAGCAGAGAAATTCTTAGGAACTATCTGCGAGTAGCCCCTTAGCCCGTTTCTTATCCTTTCTGGCTAGGGGGTTTACTTATGCCTGGATCTGGGGCGCCCGCTCGTTATCGAACTGTTATCTAAAATGAGTAATTAGTTTACGAAGGGTCTTGATAATGTCTGACCCCCCATGTATACTTAGACTATTAGATAACCCCAATAGAAAGAGATAACATGCACGATTTAGAATCAGTAAACGGACAGACAGCTTTTGCCTCACTACGCCAGCCAGCTTGGCATGGACTGGGCACTGTCTTTGACAAGGAAGTTACCACCAAGGAAATGCTAGACCTAGCCCACCTTTCAGACTGGAATGTCCGCTTGGAGGATGTAGCAATTCCTGATGGCTTTGCAAGTGACAAGGGCTATTCATTTGTGACTAGGACTAACCCTTTTGATAATTCTCAGAATGATGTTCTGGGTGTTGTTGGGGAGCGTTATGTTCCGTTGCAAAACGAGAATTTGTTTGACTTTGGTGACCTAATGCTAGATGGCGGTGGTCGTTGGGAAACAGCAGGTTCCATAAAAAGCGGTAGGCAGGTATTTGGTTCACTAGCCCTAGAGCGTGAAACAGTTCTTGACCCCAATGGTGTAGGCGATAAGGTAAACACTTATTTGCTAATCAACACTAGCCATGATGGTTCAGTAGCAATTCAGGCAAGTATCACGCCTGTTCGTGTTGTATGTGCTAACACCCTAAACCTAGCTTTGGGTAATCGTGGCAGAGGTGGTTCTGTCAAGCAAAGCTTCAAGATTAGGCACACCGCTACGGCTTCTGGCAAGGTTCAGCAAGCTAGGGAGGCACTTGGCTTGGCTAATGCTTACATGGATGAGTTTGATGTTATGGCTAAGAACATGATTCAGAAAGAGGTAACCAAGGCTCAATTTGATAAGGTTGTTTCTGCCCTATACCCTGCACCAGAAAAAGATGCCAAGGGTTCTGCAAAGAAGTATACGGACAAGATTGACCTAATCAACTCTATCTATGTTGGCGACAAGAACAACACCATTTCAGGAACTGCTTGGGGCATTGCTAATGCTCTAACGGAGCGTTTGGATTGGTATCGCACAGCTAGGGGTGGAACAAACGAGTCTATCCTAGCTGCTGCTTCTGGCTTTGACCCTGTGACCACAGCAGAGAAAAACAGAATCTTCAAAACTGTCAAAGAGTTGGTAATGGTATAAGGCATTCCTTCCTGGGCATGAAGTAAAACTGCCCATTCCCTTCGGGGCATGGATCGGTGCGCCCCAAATCAAATGAGTCAATAAACTATATATTTAGTCATATATAGTTAATTACGAAGAGGTAACAAAAACCCCAGACTCTTGTATAATGTCAGACCCCCCCTGTATAATAGACACATACACAGAAAGAGAGACCCCAAGTGACCTATAATCTAAGACCAGAATCATACATCTCAGAAGATGGAAACTATGGTAGTGGTATGCTACTTACTTTTTCCTATCACCAGCTAACCGAAGACCAGTGGGGCGTTGTTGACACCCTAGCCGACAGAGATAAAATGTCGTATGCCGTTGCTATACTAAAGGGACACGAAGACCTATCAGAATGGGAAGACTAATGACTGAAGTAACTATGAGTAAGGTTATAAGAGCTAGTATTGTTTTTGAATACCTTGTGGATGGGGATGAGGTTCTTAGCGAGCTTACCCCAGAGGACCAGATAGACTACGTCAGGGAGAACACCGTGGAAGACATAATGTCTATGGGATTTGGTAACTCTGATGACTTACTGAACGCTATCAACATTGAAATAGTAAATGTCTGACCCCAATGCTATAGTGTAACTATCAAACAAAAGGAGAGATGTGCCTAGATACAATGTTGAAATGAGAATTGACTTCTCTGGAGTTGTTGAAGCAGATTCTCAAGATGAAGCAGAACAGCTTGCTTGGACTTCTTGGGGAGACACACTAGACAATGACATAACCTATGATGGTGTTCATGACATTAGTGTTGATGAGATAGAAGAAGAAGATGAGGATGAAGAAGATGAGTAATTGGCAACCAATTCCAGGAGGACCATGGGAGACTATCTTCCGCTTGCCACCTATTGAAACTGTAGATAGTGAGGATAATGATGACGACATTGATGAGTGATTACTATAAATGTGGTGATGGAACCTATGTTCATGTTCCTAAAATGTCATACCCTACCCCTACAATAGGAACTATGAAAACAACAAAGCCATGTCCCAACCACGAAGGTGCATTTGACTGCACACCCTTTTGCCGTATCTGTGAGGGTAACCAAGAGTATGAATCTGATGGCTATCTACCCTGTAATAGATTTGGTCAATGTGCAACCTATGTAGAAGAAGATGTATGGCACGAGGAACTAGGTTTCTGTCAACCATGTCAAGCAATGTATTTCAATCAAAAGCTAGACCCCTTTACCCTAGAGAAAGTAGAGCAATGATTTTTTATGGCAAGGTAATTCAAAATGTAAAGATTGAAGCTGACTCTGAGGATGAAGCTAATGACAAATTGATAAATGATGAATACGAGCATGACTACTGGGAGTGGGAGCTACAATGAAAGAGTGGACAGACGGAAGCCTAATCAACGAAGATGTGTTGAATAGCCTAACCAAAGAGCAACTAGATGAACTAGCAGAGATACTGGATAAAGTTCGATGAACGAGTCTGAGTTTGAAGTTGCAGAATCCTATGACCAAGGCTGGGAAGACAAGAAGCTTCATGTTATTGAAGTTATTCAGACTATGGCAGACGAGGGGTATGACAAGGAAATCCTTGAGGAAATCCATTTCAGATTGTAATGAGCAAGGTAGAGAGAGCGAGAAAAGCAATGACAGATACATTCAAGACATTCGAGCAGTTGTCTAATTACTTGGTTCTTCATCTCTATGATTTGTATCATGAGATAGGGCAGGTGACAGATTTTACTTCTGATTGGGACTATCTTTCTGGTAGCATTGAAACTACACAGGTATACCTTGAAAAATCAGGAATCAAATACTTAGACCACACGGCATACATAGAGAGAGAAGAAAACGCAAAATGGGTGAAAGCATGAACTCGTTTGTCACAGAGGATGGAGAGTATGGTTCCTCAGATGACCTAGCTCTCTTTGACAGGAATGACCTGACCACGGAGCAATGGGAAAACCTTGGAGAGATTTCAGATACCGATAGGATCAAGTACGTGCAGGCTATACTAGAAAAAGATGATGTTCTAATTACTAAGATGGAGAGTGACAACTTTGGAGAGCACTGGGGTCTGGACTAACCCTGGTGCCCTTCGGGGTGCGCCCCAATCTCTGTCATGTAAATTAGTATTGTTTGTTATCAAAATACCTTTACGAAGTACTTGACAAAATCCTGGAAGTTTGAGACAATAGAGTATCAAAGAAAGTGGGATTTCAATGGCGGAATACACCGTAAGTATTTATGAAAAGATTGCTCACATTGTAGACGTAGAAGCTGAATCAGAAGATGAAGCATACGACAAAGCCTACGAGGCTATCTCTTTGGGTAAGCCCTATGACATCGAAGCTGTGGAATTTACTGGTGAGTGGAGAGCAGAGCTTAGCTAAAATGTCAGACCCCACTGTTATAATAAATTATAAACGAAAGTAGGAAATTATGGGTAGCAGAACAAACTTCGAACTAAAAGACTACAAGGGTAGCGTATGGCTGTATTCACATTGGGGTGGAGATAGCAAGGCAAATGATTTGGCTGCAGCTATTAATCATGCAGAGCCTAGGTGGTTTGATACTTCATATGCAATGCGTATGGTAGTTAGTTATCTAATTAAAGATAGCCTAATGGAAGAAACTGGCTATGGCATTTCTAGCTATGAGCACGGAGAAGAAAGCTACGAGCCTATGTCTGTTGATTTTGTTAATGGTACTGTTACTTGTCAGGATATCGTCTACAGCTTCCCCAACTTTGTAAAGCTGTTTCACAAACACTTGACAAACGCATAGCCCTCTGATAAGATAGAATACAAGCAAACGAAAGTAGGATTTCATGCACGTTTTACAATACATCGCTACTAAGGCTGATAGTGTTGACGAGGCCTTTTCAATAGTAAAGTCTGGGCTTGAAGCACAGCTTGGCAATGACCCCGAGTCTCCAACCCCTACATGGTTTGACTGGTTTGTTGTAGGTGGTGGTCGCTGGGCCAAAGATGAGTCTGCGCAGTATGCTGATGACTACCAAGATGAAGTAGCTCATCAGTCTGAGGAAGACTTTTCATCCTACCTAAAGAATGCAAAGAGCCTCCGTTGGCATGAGCTAGAGTCTCTGATGAAGCAAGTACGAGAAGTAAATCTAACAGACATCTTAGACGGTATAGAGGAAACTGGTCTTGACTATGGAAGACCAGTTTATGAACTATACCCTATCAAGAAACTCTTTGACAATACTGTGGGTATCTGGAATCCTGACTCATACTACTATGACATGGAGCATGATAGTACTAACATGGTGCACATGAGAAATTCTATTGACAACGGTGACAAAGACTGGTATCTTGTTCCTGTGGACTTCCATTTTTAGTATTGACAAGCTAACACATCTTTGAGATAATAGAGGTAATAGAAAGTAGGATTTCATGACTACATACGAAAGCTTGACCTACACTCAGTGGGAAGAAAAGTTCAAGCCTACGACTAATCATCTTACTAAGTATCCAGACGAAATAAGCTTCGAGACCTTTGGTGCTGAAGTGGAGTTTGTTCAATCAAAGATTGATGAGCGTTTGGTTTGGACTTGGCTAGACGCTGACATGTGTTCCGTGATTTCTAACGGGTATCACTATGTCAACAGGCTAAACTATTTTGTTTGTGAGGTTCCTTATGAGGAAGACACTGACTATCAGATTATTACTAGCACTGAGACAGAGTGTGAATGTTATGACGAGGAGACAGGCGAAGGTAAGCCAGACTGTGAAACATGCGAAGGATACGGATTGGTGACTACATACAATGACTAGGATGACTAGCCTTACCTTGCACAACGTTGACTTGGTCCTGATGAACGAGCAAAGAAAACTGCTGACAAGAATGGTAATTGGTGGTAAGCTGAATGAGGCCGAGAAAGAAACCGTCTGGGCATTCCTAGACGTCCTAGGTGATGAGATTTTTGAGAAGACAGGGATAAACAATGCAGACTAACGAATACGATGTTAATACTTACGTGTTAGATAAGATAGTTTATCTTCATGCATACAGGATGGGTTGCAACGAAGAAGGAGAGTTCATCTCAACAGACACGAGCTCTGACCCCATAACGTTAGCCGTGCCCATAGACACTGAAGACCTAGGAGACAAAGAGCTTATTCGATTTGTTTTAGATAGTGAGTACTACGATGGCGAGGAAGACGACGCTAACGAGCTTGAACCAGGTGAGACCGTATTCGATAGGTGGGAGGAGTACGACAGCTGGACGGGCACAACAGAGCTAAGGCCAAACGCAGAGGGAAAGCTTGGGGACTGGTTAGGTTCCTTACCTTTTTATGATGCCCCTGTGACAGCAGAGGCAGGCATGTTGTAAAAGAATTGAGAGGGTGAGACTACTCCCCGATCAAAGTAGAAAGTCTGGTTAGGGGTAGCCAGACTACTACACAAGGGGTGTCAAGAGTTATCCTACTTTCGCTTGACACCCCTTACCATTTGTGAGATAATAGAGAAGTGAGGAGTGTATGAGTAGAAAAAGCGAAGAAGAAAAAGTGGCAGAAAGAATTGCAACAATGCTTTCAGACCTAAGACTAAATCTAGATGAGATTGGGGTATACCTTTCAAGACTTAGACCAGACACAAATTACAGGAGACTGCAAGAAGTAGCAGACTCAGCCTATTTTGAAAAGGAGAACGCCTATGTCAGAGACTCACACGACCCACTATTCTGATAAATGTAACATCTTAGCAGACCTTTGGTTGAACTACCGAGGAGATGATAACTTTGCTGACTTTGTTGACTATAACGACCTAGGGCTTCCACTAGCCTATTCAATAGCAGAAAACGTTGTTGTATCAACAGACCTTGCAGAGGTGTTCATAAATGAAACATTCGACCTTTTGCTAGGTGCCGTTGGCATAGAAGAGGACACTGGCTTTGATACATTAGATGATGTGTTGGAGTTTGGAACAGATGGTCAGGCATAAAATGTCGGTAGGGAATGGTATAGTATAACTATGAATGAGATGACAAGAACCTTTGTAGATACCAAGTATGGTATTTCACTTACTGACTCCCAATGGCGTGTTGTGCTAGAGGAAATGGAGAACGAGCCAGACAGCGATAGCATTTCGCAGGGCTTGACTACCTTTGACTCTGTGCTTGATGATGTTATTGCTAATCTAGATAGCCTAGAGGCAGACTATGACTGGTGGGATAACACTACTGGCTCAACAGTTGCTACGGCGTTAGAGCGTTTCAACTAAGAGTCACCAGACTGTGGGGAGAGATCCCCATTTTTTGGGGCGCACCTGTTACCAAATTGTTATATTTCCCCTATTGACAAAAGGTTATTACGATGATATATTTGAAATCGTGGAATTTATTACGATGCATGCTTTGAAATCCTGGAATGTTTAATAACATTACGAAGCATAGTTTAAAATCGTGGAATGTTTTAGCTATATGTTTAGCTATATAATTAATCAAGATATATGAAGGTATGTATTGTATCTACTATAGGTAGTTATCTTATATATAAGGTAGATCCCTTTAAATAATATACCCCCGCAGGGGGGCTGGCTCTGCCAGGGTATTAAATAACTATACCAATATCCCCCTATATAAGAACAATAACTTTATGATATCTTTTACTTATTTTATTAAACAAAGGGATATCTTTTATATTAAATTAAACTATTTTAGATAGTTTTTACTATGGGATTTGCAGCCTATCTGGGCATACATTTATAAAAAATACATTACGAAGAGCCCTTTGAAATCGCTGGCTGTTTTAGATAGATAACGATTTGATAAATATGGGAATAAAAGGTTGACAAAAAATCATTACGATGGTATAATGAGATAGGTATTATTATCCACTATCATCCATATCACTCCACTTTCCTCCATTATGCTAAATAATCAGTAAGATATTTAATCCATAACCCATCCCTAAACATAGCTCTCAGAAGCCACAGGATCCATTCTAAGGGCGGTATTCATCTCTCTTTGATACCTATGAGGGTTTAATTGTTTTCTTGTGCTATACTTATCAAATGATGGAATTAACCGTACTGGGTCTTATCCTTGGTTTTATATATGTCTATCTCGAACATGAGGATAAGATCAAAGCCCATAAATTCTTTTGCTGGCTCTTTAGACTACTAGGTTCTTTATTAGTTTTACTAGCTATTACTATGTTAGCTATTAATATAGTTGATTGTTTGCCCTAGACATACCCTCCAAAATTTGATACAATAGGCTATGAATAAAAATTGGCAAGACATGACTCCTGCAGAACGAATGCAGTATGTTTCTAAAGCTTTGAAGAATCCCTGCGATGAAGCAGAACATGTTTTTGAAGATAGCGTAGCATCTATAGGAGAACATACAATGCTTCAACAGGTATGTAAGGTTTGTTTTACTATCCAGGGTTGGGTATATAGTAGAGATTAGTGCTAGGGACTAGCGTTGGACCTCTTATTTACCGTCGAACTTTAATGGCTATGGTATAATCGATACATGGCTATCATAGTAGACTTAAACAAGACCATCATTAAAGATGGCGTAGGCATTAAAAAGACAATAGACTATTTAAATAGTTCTAATGAAGCAATCTATATTGTATCTGGATCTCATATCTCTAAGAAGTTTGACATACAAAGAGACCTGTATCGTATTGGTGTAAAGTATGCTGAACTATTCCTTAATCCAAATGATTACGATGATGATGAGTTTAAGTATGAGGTTGGTCGGTCCTTGAAGTCTGTGGCTACCCTGGCAATTGATAACAGCAGAAAAGCCAGGGCTAAGTATGACTCTCTAGGTATTAAGACGATGGATCCAGCAGACCTACCAGACCTGAATAGCTTCTGGTCAATCTAATTATTCTCCATTAGCTTTATCTCTAAATCTTTCAGGAGGATGTTGTCCTGACTTTATGTTTATATCTAGACCAGGATACTCTTGTATAATTCTGGTCCTTGCGTGTCCTATGAAATGCCCTGCTTTTTCATGCACATCTAAATGGTCTAGTGCTAGCCGTGGTGTTTCAAATGTAGGGGACATCTCTTCCCAATCAACGAACCAGCAGCCACAGCATTCTATAAAGCCACTAGTGCTTTCAAACATGTATAGATCAGAACTACTAAACCTCTCGAAGCTCATCTTCATCCTCTACTTCTATTTCAAAATCTATATCAGGCACCCTGCCCATCTTCAATATTCCAGTCTCCTTCATAACCAAAGCATTCTCCTCCCCACTTAGTCATATAGACACAGATCTCGCCTTCATCTAGATACCTAGTTACTTTATCAGATACAATCATAAAAGCGAACTCATCCTTACTTACATCAAAGTTAATAGAATCATCATTCATTCTAATAACATTAGTGTCTCTTTTAGGAGTAATGATATAGGATTTTCTAGCTTTATTTGTTATTGTTTTCATATATTAATTATAGGGTGGATAGGGGAGAAAGTCAAGACTTTGTCTTGTGTAATCTCTTATTTACCGCCGAACTTTTCCTTTATTTTGTCGTCGAGCTTTGGCTTAGTATCTTACGAACACAGCCAAGCTATTCTCGAAGTCTGCGAACTCACTTATGGACTGGAGGACAGTATCCTTGTTTGGATTGGCAGAGTGAACCATCATGCCTCCACCTATGTAAACGCCAATGTGAAAGTATTCAGATGATCCATACTTCTTAAATCCTACAAGGTCTCCTGGAAGAGGAGTGTCTCTTAATACTTTTCCAACAATTTGTGCCGTGGCAGAATGCGTGACTTCTATACCCCTTTGTTCCAAGAACCACTTTGTAAGTCCAGAGCAGTCCCAGTTTCTTGGAGTATCTCCAAAACCATAAGGGGTCTTTCCAACATAAGTAAACAGCTCTGCGATTACACCATCAAGCTCTACTTGCTTCTCTGCAAAGGCATCTGATTCTGCCCACTCTTGAATACGTAATGTTTCCTGTTGTTGTTTTTCCAGCTGTGCCTGACCTTCGTAGTCTGCAATGACAAGATCTATTTCGCTTATTCCAGTCAGAGGCATGTTTGATACGTTTATTGCTGGCTCTATTGTATTTTTGGGTATTTCTTGCTCATCAACTGTGGCAGCAGCGGAGGCACCTGTAAGGCCCAACACTGTAAAAGCTACCATGGATGTCGCTAGATGTGTTATATCCATCATACCATTATAGACTATGTATGCCTAAATTGCAACCTTTAGTAGAGTTCTTAGGTATTCAAAGCAGTATAGTGACATTACTGCATCGTATTCTGCATCATGTTGTCTGTCTTTAAGCCCCTCGAACATGCCCTCCATTTTCTCAAAAGCATACGCCTTAGACCTATCCTTAATCTTCTCAAACATAGTGTTTGTGTCAGATAGGGAAAAGATTAAAGAGTTAAGGTCTACACTACGTCTAGAGAACTTGCTATAAGTGATAGGTAATGTTTGCTTAATGAAAGGCCTGTCAAATGATCCTACGTTAAATCCAACCATTACGAAGTCTCTTCTTTGTTCCCCAGGATTTGACCACTTAGCAGTAATAGGATCTATAATATCTGGATGAATCCCATACCCTTTTATATCTTCCTGGGTAAACTGATGGACCTCTTGGGCCTCCCTGGACCAAGTCGTCTCTCCTGGATTTATTAGATATCCTATGTGGTCTACATTGCCTTCTTCATTATACTTGGCTAGACCAATTTGAATAAGCTTATGGCCTTCTTCTAGGTCTGTGCCCGACATTTCCCCGTCAATACCGATGTAAGTAATCACTTCTGTTCTCCTTCTATAGAAACTATCTTGGTAGTTACCCACCATCCATCTTTACCGCCAATGTACATGTGCTTGCCCAAGACATCGTGCGCCCATGCAACAGGGTCGGTTAAATAGATAGAGTTCTTAGATCGCTTTCTAAGGTCGGCAATTACGCCGTCAATTACATTGTCAATCATCGGGTCCCCGTAGAGTAGAAGCCTGGCCCGCTAAACACAATGCTCTTAGGGGCACTCATTACTTTATACATCTTACCCTTACATTCTGAGCAGGTGACCTCTGGGTGTTCGCCCATTGCGTGAGACAGCTCTTGAACGTGTGCGTTATCGCAGCAGTAATCATAAAGCGGCATAGTCTTTCCAGTTCCTGACAATCCAGTCCTCGGTGTGTCGTAAGTTGTCGAGTTGGCTTGCCTGGGCTTGCTTACGCTTGGCTATCTCATCTGCCAAGCAAAACTGAGCCTTCTCTAGGTCCTGAATTGCATCGTTCTTTAAGTCTGCTCTCCAGATATACTTCATCACGTTGCCGAGGTTGTAGCCCATGTGTCGTGTTATCTCGATAGCCTCGACGCCACTTGGGTGGCCAGTGTAGTGGCTTGGGTGGTTTACTAAGTCTGTCATCTCTGTCCTTT